CTGAGGTCGGCGAGTAGTTGGCAGACTTCAACATCGGAGCCGGGCATCTTAGCGCACTCGACAGGATCACCGTCAAGCGACCAGACGATGCCACCGTTCACACCGGGGTCTATCGCTACGAGCAAGTGCATGGGCAAGACCCTTGTCACTTGTTCCGCTGAGACAAGTGGAAAAGGTTGCCGACGCGGATTGCGTAGTCGTTCGGGGCGAAGTGGTAGGACTTGGCACCTTCATAGCCACGGTTCCAAGCCAGGGCCAGTTGCTCAGGGGTCGGGGTCGAGTAGCCGTCGGCCTTGAAGCGCTTACGGAGGATGCGGAGGTGGGCCGCCGCGATCATGTCCTGGGCGGTGATGTTGCGCCACTGAGACCACTGGTAGTGGAAGTGCTTCTCGGACTCCAGCAGGGCACAGGCGTCGTTCCACGCGGCTCGACCTACCTGATACATTCCCCGCTCACCAGCCTTGCCGATGGCTTTGCGGTTTTGGCCGGACTCGACCTGAGCGATGGCCTCGAGGAAGGTAGCGTCTGAGGCCGCAGCTGAGTTGAAGCCGAGGAGGAACAGGGCGACGATGGAGAAAGGGCGCATGGGCTTAATCATACGCGTCTCGGGACTTGTGATCCGGCGACCTCGAAGCCGTCGAGCTCATAGGAGTATTGGATGCCAACCCATCCACCCGCCGCGACGTAAGCCTGGAGCGATACCTTGACGGCGCCGTCTTCGTGCAAGGCTTCGTGGTAGTGGTTCATTATCTTCTTCACGTTGGTCGACGCGATGGCTGCCTTGGCCGAGATGATGTCCCCGGTCATGATTCTCTCATTCACAAAGAACAGCTCTTCGATGAGGTTACGCATGGCGTCAAGGTGGGCGAAGTTACTCATGGCTATTGAAGAGGGGGTCAATGGAGGCCAACCGCTTCTCGATTATCTTGACGTACTCTGGGTTTAGCTCGCATAGGATGGCGTTTCTTTTGTTCTGAAGAGCAACTTGAGCGGTCGTGCCTGAGCCTCCGAATGGGTCTATAACGGTTCCCCCTTCTGGGCATCCTGCCAAGATACATGGCGTAATGAGTTCTGGGGGGTATGTTGCGAAGTGGGCCTCCTTATATGGCTTAACATTCACTGACCAAACAGACCGCTTGTTCCTATGTCCATTGTCTTCAAAGACCCTTCCTACATCGTTACGAAGAGTTCCCTCCTGCTTGGTTGCTCCAAACTGACGCGGCTTGCCGGATGATACGGCTTTCTCCTGCATGGCTTTATGGTCAAAATAATACTTCGGCGACTTAGTAAGCAGAAAGATATATTCATGTGCCTTTGTGCAACGATCCGTTACGCTTTCAGGCATCGGGTTTGGCTTGTGCCAGATGATGTCCTGCCGGAGATACCAACCGTCAGCTCGAAGGGCGAAGGCAAGCATCCAAGGAATACCGATGAGGTCTTTGTGTTTTAAACCAATCTTAGAGGCGTTACGATGCGAGTGTCCCGCCTTTCCGTCATGCCCCCAATGAGCTTCAATGTCTCCAAGCCCGCCTGTGCCACCGGCCAAAGTCTCAGCTGGCATTGAAGTGCCACCACGTTGAGCTGCATAAGAGTCGCCCATGTTCACCCATAAAGTGCCATCATCTTTAAGCACACGCTTTACTTCTTGGAACACGGCAACAAGCTGTGCGATGAAGGCTTCAGGGGTTTCTTCCAAGCCAATCTGACCGTCGCATCCATAGTCACGCAAACCAAAGTAAGGCGGCGAGGTCACGCAACAGTTGACCGAGTTATCTGGTAGCGTCCGCATCATCTCGATGCAATCGCCTTGAAGGATTTGGAAGCTACTCATGGGGATAAGCGTCTGGGGTGATGGCCGTGCCCTTGATGATGGCGTCGTCCTGATCGCGAACGCGCTGCCGAAGCATACGGATGTCGGCGGCTTGGTCTTCGATGATGGTGCGCTGGAGGTCGTGCAGGTCGTCGAGGCGGTCGGCGTATGCCTTCAGGGCGTTGGCGCTCATGTGCAGGGTGCGGGCGTAAGCCCAGGGGACGAGCCACCAGAGGGTGGGCATCTTGTTCGGTCGGATGGTGATCATGTCGGGGGAGTGGGCGAGAGGGTCAGGCATTACTTGATGCGCTTGTAAGGACCGCGGCGGTCGAGGTTCTTCCACTGGATGCCGGTGTTCTCGGCCCAGTTGCGGACGGAGTTCAGGGAGACGCCAAGGGCACAGGCGGCGTCGGACTGAGTCTTGCCGGCTTCGTTCAGGGCGTTCAGCTGCGGGAACGTCTGTTCCAGTTTGCTGGCCGCCCAGGACTGCATGGGTCGCTTGAGCCTGACCGGGCGTCCGGCGATGGTGATGGTGGTGATGTCTGCTGCTTTGGGCATGGTGGTGTGTGGTGTGGGTGGGAAATTAGAAGCGCTCGATAATCTCGAAGATGCTCGGGAAGTCCGGGTCGAGGAAGATGGAGAGGGCGCCGCCGAGAAGCGTAGCCCAGAAGATGATGGCGAGGAGTTTGGTCATGGGTGGCAAATTAGATGACTTGAACTTTGCCGCCGAGGAGAGTGGTCGGGCCTTTGCCGGTGATCGCGTCGGCGAGCGACTGAGCAAACGCCTGATGCGCGTCGTGCAGTTCGACGGCCTTGGCGACCGCGGCGTCCTTATCCACGCAGCGGGCGTTGAAGCCGCGTGTGCGGGAGAACTTGGGCGAATCCTGACGGCTGACGAGCCAGTCGGCGGAGTCGTCTTTCTTGGCGATCAGGCCGATGACCTTCTCATTCTTGCGAACAAGGAAGAACTGGACGCCGAGGTAGCGGCCTGTGGAGGTTTCGTTGACGGTGGTGTTTTCTTTGGTGGTCATGTTCTTGGTGGTGCCTAGACATCCTCGGCCACGGATTGCATTGAGTCAACATTCTTTACCGAAACTTTTGACGGGCATAGGGTGCCCTCCGGCGAGGGTACCGAGGCGACCGGCCTCAACCGACCCGGCGCATGAGGGGCTCCCGCGTGAAGCCCGATAGTCTCAAGTCGCCGTTAAGGTCTGTTCTGGGGTTAACTATGCTCCTAGGTGTGCCTCCGTCAAGGGGCAATAGACCCCTCTCCGTGCCCTTCCTAGGCCTTTTGACGGCGGGAGCGTAAGAAGACCGCCAACCCCACCCCTAGGCACCCTACAGCCAAGGCCCAGCCTAGGTCGCGGACGGCCTTTAGGGCTAGGGTCGCAGCTGAAAGACCCTGCTCGACGGTGGCCGAGTCGGACTTGATGCCCGCGTCCGTGACGATCATGACCAGGGCGTCCCGAGATTGGAGGGTGTCGAGGACGTAGCCGGATATGTATGCCGACGACAATGCCGCCACGCCAGCGAAGGCCGTGAGCAGCGTAACCGCGAGGAGCAGGTTAGCGCTTCCGCTTGGCTTTGCCTGGGGCTTTGCTTTTGCCATGGGGTTTCTTTGCGGGGCCGACCTCGGCGTCTCCCTTGTTCTTGATGTAGCGCATCAGGTAGTCGAGGCACTCAGGGGCTGCGTAGCCGGCGGCGCCGACGACACCCATGCGGAGGCCCGGGCTTTCGATGTGATCCGTGATGGCGTAACCGACCAAGGCCGCGGTGATAGCGGCGGCGAGGACACGGCGCACAACCCAGCCAACGGAGACCGGCTCCTGCGAGAGGAGCAGGCGGGCCGTCATGGCAAGGCCGCCGAGGATGGACGCGATGACGCCGTCCTTCAGTTCCTTCGGGAAGGACTCGGGGTCGATGGGAGGGGGCGGGCTCATTTGCGGAGGACGGTCGAGAGGAGGCAGATGTTGGCGATGGAGTAGCAGAGCCACATCACGGCCAAGGCTGGGCGATGGGCGAAGAAGCAAGCGATGCCAGCGGACGCGTAGGCCACAGAGGCAATCCCTGGGACGACGATGGTCGTGAAGGTCTCCGTGGTCATGTGATGCGGGGCGGCTTGGCGTTGGGGGCGAGGACGACCTTGCGGTAGTTCTGAGCCCAGAGGAGGGCGGCGAGGTCTTTGCCTAGTCGGTCAATCTCGGTCTCGGGTTTATCCGGGAAGGTCAGGTGCCCTTGCTCATGGCAGAGGACTTCGAGCTGACGCTTGGCACCGAGACGCGGGTCTATCTCGATAAGGTTCTCGCCGATCGTGGCCTGACCCCATGCCTTCTCCTTGCCGAGTTTACGCCAGACGACTTTCACTTTACTTTTGCGGCGGCTCATAAGGGGCGTTGGCGCTGTCGCGTACTCGGTCCCAAAGCCAATAGATGCCAAGGCCAGCGGCCAAGGCTAGAGTCCCGCCGGCGATGTAGGAGAAGTACTCAGAGTCGACGATGAAGGGGAAGGCACCGATGGCGGCACCAGAGAGGAGCAGGGGGATGCCTACCTTGGGGCCGGCAAAGGCCGTGGTGATGGCACCAAGGGCGGCTATGCCTACGCCTGCGAGTGTCCAGATGTTGTCGGACGCTTCCCGCTTCACGCGCTCGACCTCGGCGGTGAGTTCCTTGATGCGGGCGTCCTTGAGCTGAGAGACTTCAAGGGCACGCTTCTGGTCGGCCTCTAGTTTCTCCCAGGCCTTGTTGACCGCCGTTGCCAAAGTGCGCCCATAAGCCATCTGCTTTTTATAATCGAGTTCGTCACCCTTGGCTGCACGAGCCAAGCTGAAGGCCACGTCATTCTCTGGAACAGGGGGTAAGTACGATTGCGCTAGGCGGGACTCAGCGACAACGACCTTGGGGGAGGTTGCGTTACGCTCGATAGCGACGAGGGCAGCGCCGACGCGGTGATCAGTCTTGTCGAGGTCTTTGCCTAGGGTGGCGACGACGGCCTCGGAGGTCGGGGCGTCCGGCTGTTTCGGCAGCGGGTCAGTCGAGAACGTGCTGCACCCGGTCAGGCAGAGAGCGATGACCAGGAGCGAGCGCACGGCTTACTTGCCCTTGAGGGCGTCGAGGGCTTGGCGGCCTTTGGCTTCGAGCTCGGAGGCTTTGCCAGCGTGCTTGCGGAAGACGAGAGCACCGGCGACGAAGCCGACGAGGAGGGCGAGGAGGTGGGTAATCATGGGTTCGGGATGATGGTGACGACGACGAGGGGGCCGAGGTCGACGGGCGCAACGGACGGGTCTTCAAATCCGAAGACAGCGTAGTCGTAATCAATGACGCTGTAACAGTGCTGCCTGTCTCCAAAGAGGGTTACATAGAGGTTTTTCCAGTCAGCCTGGAACATACAGGTAATGCGGTAGGTAATCATTATTGCGGGGCGACAAAGATTTTCGGGTGTACCAGTTCGATGTAGTATCGAGTAACTGCGGTAACAGTCTGCTTAATCGAAGCAGTGAACTGCCCGGTGTTCGTTTGCGTTGAACCTGTCGGGCCAAGGGCAGTCGTGGCGACCGATGTTCCGTTGATGTAAAGGGTCACGTTACCGTTGCCGTCGGAGTAGACCAAGTAGCGGACTGGTGTCGAACCGCCGAAACTGGATGAGGACGCAACCTTAGTCAGCGTAGTCCCATCATGAACCATTACGCTGATGGGTGTCGTGCCGCCTAATTTAAATAGACCGATGCTTGCCGAGGTGGGGTCGTTACCGTTGACCATCGATGTGCCAAGGAAGATTTTGAACTCGTTGTTGGCTTCACCAGGTTGGGCGGCGGCGGCGTTAAAAGTGCCAGATATGCAAACTGGCTTGTTCCACTTAATAGTCTGCAAAGAGCTGCTGGACGTTGAGTAACTTCCGTTAACATTAGTAATAGCGTGGCAACTGCCAGCGGTCAGAGTATTCGGGCCACCGATGCCTATATACTGCGGCATAATAGCATTAACGCCAGCACCAGCACCAGTGCTACCGCCAGTCATACCAAGGGCAGGACGGTATCCTTCGGTCATCATCGCCATCAGCGTGTCGAACGGCGACATGAAGGCCGTCGCGGAAGTCAGCTGCTGAGACTCGGCAAACGTAGCCACAGCCGGAACCGCCGCCGTGACGAACGCCGTGGTAGCCAGCGCCGTGGTGTTGTCGCCCGGAGACTGCGTCGTGGCGATCGTGCCAGTCGGCAAGGTCGGCGTTCCAGTGAAGGTCGGGCTGGCGAGGTTGGCCTTGAGGTTGTCGGCAGTCGTGACGAAGGCCGTGGTGGCAAGTGCGGTCGTCGAGTCGGCAGCGGTCTGCGTGACGCCGATCGTGCCAGTCGGCAGGGAAGGCGTGCCAGTGAAGGTCGGGCTGGCGAGGGGAGCGTAGGGCGACAGGTCAACGGCCAGATTGCCAGCCGTGACAGCCAGGGGAGCCGAGACGCTGGTGATGTAATCAGCAGGAAGGGTGAGCCAGCCAGTGTCGTAGTTTACCCCAGATAATTTCTGAAGTACCTGCCCGGTCGTGCCGCCGACAGCCACGCCTGCACCTGTCGCTCCTGTTGCGCCAGTGGCCCCTGTGGCCCCGGTGTTACCCGTGACTCCTTGGATGCCTTGGATGCCTTGGATGCCTTGCGCACCTTGAGCGCCGGGGCTACCCACGCCGACGGTGAGGACGGCAGGGGCGGTTGACCCAGTGGTCGTCTCGACTGCTCCAGGGATGGTGATCGTGAGCGCCATGAGATTAGACGGTGACCTGGCCGATGATGTCTAGGCGCATGGTATCCGAGTAGAAGATGGTCGTGCCCTGCGTGAACTTGATGTCCCAACGAGCCGTGCCGATGGCCCAGTCAGCGGTCGAGCCGACGTAGTCAGCGGTAAACGACAGGAAGTTGCCGGCGACCACCACGGTCAGCTCGTACTCGTTGCGATCCGCGTCGACGATGGTCGAGGTGACGGTCACGCCAGACAGGCTTTGAATAGCCGGAGGTGCCTCCGGGGTAAAGACGGTCGAGGAACCGAAGTTCGTGCCGCGCTTAAAGGTGACGGTGTTGCAGCTCATCGGGTCTTATCGTTGCGGGAGTTGGAAGGGGGGAGGGGGGTTAGGATATGTTCTCCAACCAGTCCACGGTGAGGACGGGCGTTGTGCCACCCGTTCCAGCGGCGCCGCCCCCAGTGAAGTGCCCTGCAATGATTGTAAACGAGCTAGTGCTAGTCGTGACGGTCCTGCCTAGCAGGTCGACCGGGTAGGGGTCATAGAAGTATTCAAGCCGCAGTGAGTCGTTGGCAGGCGGGGTATTCTGAGTAAACCTAATTTCCTGACCGCCCAAAGTGTGTTGATTCCTCAACAGGCCGTTGCCTGCTGAAGTTTTAAGCCATGCCGCACCAGCTGGGTAAGATGCGTTATGGTCTCCAAATGTCGGATAACTCGGTGTCACATCAACGTTTGCAACTACCGAACGAATTGCCCGCCAAGTAGCAGGGTAAGTTGTCTCGCCGATGATGTAGCCCATCAGATGCGGGCGTAATAGTAGACAGCCGTGGTCGTGCCGAGCTTTAGGCGGTCGGCCCAGAGCGAGCCAGTGACATTCTGGCTGACCGTGAAGGTCGTCGGGGTTGTGACGTTGTCGACGGTGATCGTGCCTAGGAAGATGTAGCCTGCGGTATCAGTATCGGCAACCGCTGGGTCATTGCCACCGATCACAACGGGGTAACGAGCGCTGGTCACATCTGAGGACGGAAAGTCGTTGGTCGTGGCGTCAGGTCCAGACCGCAAAGCGATGTAAGAAGTCAGGGTGGTCGCATCGTAATTCGCGGAAGTCAGTTCGGCGGTGGGTGGGTCGGCCACGCCAGAGGTTACTCGGTTTAGTAAAACCTCTGTCCCAGAAAGGTAATCATCGAGCAGCGGGACGATGTTGTTGATCGTGCCAGACTGCACCTGATAGATGACATTGCCGCCTGCGTTGATGCGGGCGTTAATGATCTGAAACGGATGCCGGTAGGGCTGCGAGTTATCTGGGAATTGCTCCGACGTGTCCAAGGTGAACCCCTTGGAGGACGATTCAAAAGTGTACCCGACTCCTGGCTGAATCTTCATTAGGCAGGGGCGTAGACTGAAGCGTTGTAGCCGTCACGGTTGAAGCGAACCTCGTAGGTTACCTTGTAAAGGCTTCCGTAATCCTCGACGCTGACCTGAGAGAGCAGCAACTGATTGAGGCCGCCCACCGTAAAGGTCGTGCCAGCGTAAGAAGGAAGCAGGGGGATGCTGTTAAATTGATTAGTGCCGCTCGTCTTGCCGACGCGCGCAAGCATCCCCGTGACGTTGCCATCCGTGGTCGTGTAGAAGTGTCCGGCAAAGGAGGTCTGCGGTGCGAGGTAGTTTGTCTTTCCGTAGAGGGTCTTATTGGCAGCTACTTTAAAGCCGAGAAACCTGTTGCCTGTTACAGCCGCGAAGCGTGATCCATTGTTGCCCTCGTACTCAGTAGGAGTCACGTCAGTCTTAGCCGTGTAGGCAGGAGTCGCAAGGGTGCCAGTGCCGACCCCAGCGATTGCGGTTCCACTGAAGCCAGACGCCAATTCAAAGAAGTTCGGGTGAGCCGTGATGTTCTCGGAGGTCAGCCCCTGGGAGCCGGTGACCTGGGGCGTGGTCAGTGAGCTACTAATGCCACCCGAACCGATGCCGACGTAGTCGACGGTGTAGGTTGCAAGACCAAGGGCATCAAGGCTGGTGTTGGCTTTATGGACTTTGCAGAAACTAAATGCAGCAATTGGGCAAGCCTGACCTCGCGCAAGAAAGGCGCTGGAGCCTGTCTGGTCTTCCTTGTAGACAAGCGTGGCAGTCACAAGGCCGTAGCCGTCAGATTGGAACTTTGCTCCGGGCTGGAGCATTGCGGTGGATAGGGCGTTGCCCTGGTCGATGCGTGCCATGGTTATTTAGAGTCTTTAGTGAAGTCGGTTTGGGTGTCGTTGCCCTTGGCGTTAAGCTTCTGGAGCTCGGCAAGTTGCTGGCGGGCAAGTTCGGTCTGCTCGGCCATGGCCTCCATGACCGGGTTAGCGCCTACGCCGACGACGTTGGAGAAGCCCTCGGGGCCTTTGAAGTTGGTGGCTTCCTTTTTGTCTACTGGAAGCGGGTTTTTCTTGGCGTCTTCAGCAAGTATCCTCTGCACCCTGTCTTGCATTGCCTTATCTTCAGAGGCATAGCCAGGGCCAATCTTATTGGTGCCAAGTTTTCGCTGCTCATCGGCAAACTCAAAGAGCATTGTGCGGCCACGCGGATCGGTTGTTAAGAAACTCTTGGTAACGTCTTCTCGGGTGGTCTTGGCTTCCTCGACAGTTTCCTTAGCCTTCTTTTCATTGTTCCTTTTGTTGGCATAGTATTTGTCCTCGGCGGACATGAGCTCGTTCGTGCCGGCGATGGCGGCCTGATTAGCGTCCTCGTGCTTCTTGCGATTGTCGTCAATCAGTTTGCCGATGTAATTCATGGCGACACCAAGCAAAGCCAGAGGGCCTAGGAACGAAAGAAACACGTCCTTGAAGGCCATGCTGAACTTCTTCTGGATGTCCTCTACCTGCTTGCCGAAGCCGACCGTGGCAGACTTCGCCCGGTCCATCGCCTGCGGGACGTCGGAGGTGGTCTTGATATTGACTGTCAGGTCTTGGGCCATGTCAGGGGGTTTCCTTTGCAGGATTGGAAGCGGCCTCCTTGGCTTCCTCCTCGGCCATGAAGGCTTCCTCCTCGGGCGACATGATTGCCACGTCCGCACCCTTGGAGATAGCCAGGGCGGAGTTAAGCCAGATGGCCTGACACTCCGGCATCTCCCACGCCCGCTTCTCGTCGATGCCGTTGGTGATAAGGTTGGCGACAATGGACAAAGGCCAAGGGACGCCCTTGCTTCCTCCGCTGCTCTTCTTGGTCTGCTCCCAGAACTTAGGCCAGTCTTGCACGAGGATGTAGCCCGAGAAGGCTTCGAGCAGGCGCTCAAACTTGGCAGGGTTGCGGGACAGGTGCATCATCCGCAGCTGATCGCGCCAGCCTAGTTCGCCCAGGGGTTCCTCGGCGCACACTTGGCATGCGAAGATAAGGTCGGCAGGCGTTACGCCGCGAGAGCCGGTCACCAGCGGGGAGTCGAAGGCCATCAGTCGCACCCGGTACTTGAGGCACCAAGGGTACATGGAACGACCCAGCAGCCGAAAGGGAGCGGGGTCGATAAAGGCCGCGAGGAACCGTTTGTCCATGCCGCCTAGTGTAGCCCACTTGGGGCTAAGTCAATTAGGCAGGCGTGATGCCTTCGTAATCGATGGCCGTCACGGTGACCGCGGTGAAGCCCTTGTTAGAGCCCTTCTCGTCAATCTTGGTGACCGTGCCGACAAAGGAAACGGAAGCCGAACCAGCCGGGTAAGCGGTGGAAGCGTTAAGCGTGAAGCTGAGAGCCACGCCTAGGACCGGCATCGTCGAGGTCTTGCAGATGCCTTCGATGGTAATCTCGGACTTACGATCGTCGAGGCGGTGGGTCTTGGTCAGGCCAGTCTCGTCGACCACCGTGGCCTCGGCGTTGAACGAGGAGGAGAGCGAGTAGCTCTGAACGAAGAGGTTGGTGACAGCGCCCGCAACACCGTAGAGGCAGGTCGTTCCGTTAGAGATAGCGGCCATTTGAATATGCTCGGTTTGGTAACCTTACGCAGGGAAGACGGTCAGGATGTCGAAGGTGAACGAGGTCGCCCAGGAACGCTCGTCGATGCCCTCGTCTTCGGACTGCATGGTAACGTCATAACAGGACGCGTCAGCGCCAGCCGTAAAGGCCGCCTTGATGGAGACTAGGTCACGCATATTGCCAGAGAGGGCGGCGCAGCGGGCGCGGTGATCGGCCAGCGTCGTGTCGTCGGCGTTCGAGAACAGGGTGATGCGGACGGAGCAGCTGAAGTTGCCTTCGCCCTCGGGGAGGTCGGACGGTGCCCGGGCGGCTTCGCAGAGCACCACGGCCTTGGGAAGGGTCTGGGTTGCGGCGCTGTCCCCGGTCAGGAACGTGACGGTGGTCAGCCCGGTCTGGGTCGAGAGGTAAGTCGCGACGGTGGATTCCACGATGTGACGGATGCTCTTCGTTCCCATTGTACCTTTGCCCACTTTGGTAGGGAAAGGGGCTTGACGGACGGGGCGAGGGGTGGCTTACTTAGGTCATTCCACCGATGCTCTGCCAACAGGACCCAGTCTTAGCCGCCTTCTTCGCCATGTTCGAGGATGCGGTTCCGCGTCAGCCCAAGACCCGCACGCCCAAGGCCCGCCACGGCGCCATGCTTGCCCGCCTGTATGCCGGCGAGACGCCCGATTGCTACGTCTGCGAGCCCAAGGTCGACGGCCTTCGTGTCCTGATCACTGCGGACCTGTCCACCCGCACCGTCCGCTTCGAGACCCGCAACGGCAACCCGATGCCTTCCCTTGACCATCTGGCCGACGAGGTGCTTGACCTCCTGGCTGGCAAGGACGGCGTCTGGTCTCTCGATGGCGAGGCCGTGTCAGGCAAGTCGTTCTTTACCTCGGTCGGTGCCCTACGCTCCGAGCAGTCTGCCGACGATGCCCGCGTCTGGCTGTTCGACCTTCCCTCCGTGGCTGGCGATTACAGCACCCGCCGTGCCTCGCTGGAGGCTTTGTTTGCCAAGTCCTACCCTTCCTCCCTCCTGCTCATCCCGAGCGTCTCCTGCACCCCAGAGGAAGCCTTTGTCCGCTTTACCTCCGAGGGCTTCGAGGGTGCGATGGTCAAGGACACGACCGCTGGCTACGCCCACGGCATCCGCTCCAGGGCTTGGCTCAAGGTCAAGGACGCCGACACCACTGACGCCGAGATCGTGGACGTGGTCGAAGGTACGGGCAAGTGCGCTGGGATGGCTGGCCATATCGTCGTGCGCTGCGGGCGTCGCCTAGTCAGCGTCGGCACGGGCATGGACAACGCCACCCGCTCCGCCCTGCTCGCCGACCGCTCTCAGCTCATCGGCCAGACCGCCGAGGTAGACTTTCAGATGAAGACCCCACAAGGCTCCCTGCGTCACCCGGTGTTTGTCCGAGTCCGCGGGGACAAGTGATTAGAGTCGCATCTTCTGCTTGGTGCGGGCGATGAACTTGTTGAGGTCCGACTC